GATTGTGCCGTTGACTTGATCCTGCCGATAGGTTGTTGCCGCGCTGGTGCCCTCTTCAACAGTAGTGACCGCCTGTTCAAGCTCCGCGAAAGTACTGGCGTCCAGCGAGCGCGTCATGGCGCTGCTTGAACCGTTCCAGACATAAATCCCGTTCTCAGATGCAGTGCTCTGTGACCGCACCAGCACCCGATCCTGACTGGCCATCGTGATGCCATCAATCGTGGCGCCAGGGCTGCTCAGGTTCAGGTTACTCTGCGTTGCAACTCGGCAAGAATCCTTCCATGCCAGACCTTCAACCAACGAATCCACATAGGACTTGGTGGCCGCGTCGCCGTTGCTGCTGGGCGACGGAAGGTTGATGACTTTCGAGACCGACTGGAAATCAAAGTCGGTAAAAATCTTTTTGGCCATGTCAGGTCAACCTCGCAAAACCAGCAGTTGGTACTGTTAATAGGATAACTGTTTGGTTGACACTAGGATGTGATACTTCAGCTTGAATTTGCTGGCTACCACTGTCGTACACGTCAACACCAGGCTTAAATCCCAAATTGTGGTTGATAGTCCAAGTAGAAGCAGGACTAGATTGAATGAAGTCATAGCCAGCACCAGCTTCACCTTGTGGTCCTTGGGGTCCAGTGGTGATGGCAGTAACGGTGGATGTAACTGGAACTGTTACGACAGTTGTGCTGCCGTTTTCTGTAACTACAACTGTATTTTCAACAGCTGTAATGTTTACTGTTGTCATGCTGTATAACCCTCTGAGACATAAATAATGCCTTCTAAGTAGTATTCTTTAATACCGGATGGGTTTGTTAAAAGTACGTCGTAATACGTTTCATTAGGAAAGCTAGTAGTTTGAGTAGATGTAAGAATAATGGTAACTGTTCCGGTGTTCCGGTTTGTGTAGGTGACTGTAAAATCAGCGTATTTTGTGGTCCTAGCTTGGTTCCATGTTTGAGCTGCAACAGTCCAACCAGTCAAGTTAATGGCTGCACCAGTGCTGTCTTTGAACTGCAGCGTGATACTGTAGTCCGCCCGACGCTGCAGGCTGATGTTATATGTGCCGGGTGAGATTGCCATAATGGCAGTCTAGCCTTTTCCTTGCCCACGAAGTTTTTTGCGTCCGTGGTTGGCCCGAGATCTTTTGCCTTGGCCTTGGTTGGTTAGTTTTGGTGGTCCGGGTTTGTGCTCGATGCGAGCGGTGCCGGTTTTGCTGCGGACGGCCATTATTTAAGACCCAGCAGTTCCTTAAGTTCGGCCACGGTTAGTCCACTGGCAGCTAACTTCTCAGCAGGCGTGAGTTCAACAGGTGGTTCGGGTTGCGGGCGGGATTCGATCTCCGCAATTTCTTCGGCAGTCAGTTCGACGATTTCCTGTTCGCCGGTTTGTACGTCAATAACGATGCGGTGCATGGATCAGCCCTCAAAAAGAATGTTGATAGATCCGGCGTCAAAGGTGTCGGTGCCGTTGACGGTGGTGATGCGAACGCGATCTAGGGTGCCGGAAAGCGATATTTGAGTTGTACTTGTAAATACTCTTATTTCTGGTGGACTGCCTAACACAAGTTCGCCAATCCAAGAGTTGCCACTTAGATTTAAAAAAGCAGCTTTACCAAAAAAGCTTGTTGCCGCCGTAATTGCATAAGAATCTAATCCACTTGTTGAAGAAAATACTCCTGTAACATTGGCGGCTGCTACAGCAGACGATGTTGTGTTGTATCCAGTTGTGGTTACTGATCCGCTTCCCACTTGAAGTCGTACACCCGATGTCCCACTCGTACTTACCCCGCTAAACATCACCGTCACCCGCTTTGCCCAACTCGGAATTCCCGTAAAGTCAATGCTGACCCCGCTGGTGGATGCAACGGAAGTTCCACTTTTGATGATGTTGCTGGGCGCCGCAATAGTTGTGGTCCCATCCGTGTTCAGAACAACGTTGTTCGAGCCTGAACTTGGGTTCTTGAGGTTGGTCGTAGAAAGTGTGCTCATGATTTACTCCCAAAGGATGTTGATAGATCCGGCGTCAAAGGTGTCGGTGCCGTTGACGGTGGTGATGTGAACGCGGTCTAGGGTGCCGGAGAGGGTTTTGGACCCGGCGCTGTAAGAGGTAGCGTTGGCACTGTGCGGACCAAGTGTTCCAGATTGGCACCAAACATTACTTCCAAGTAATACAAGAGTTGCAACACCCGAATAAAAAGTTGTCGCTGCTTGTGCGCCAGAAGCTGATACACGAAAACTGGTTGAATTGAAGTCAGTCACACCACTGCCCCCATAAGAAGCAGAGCCTCCATATGTTGAAGTGTTATCAATGCCGGAACTTGTTCCTAATTGGATTACAAAAGGCGATGTTCCACTGCCGCTCACCCCGTTAAACATCACCGTCACCCGCTTCACCCAGCTCGGAATGCCGGTGAAGTCAATCGACGTGCCGCTAGTGGATGCGACGGCGGTGCCAGAAACAATCTTGTCGGCAAACTCCAGCGACCCTGCGGTGCCACTGTTGCGCACGATCTGATAGGTGCTGCCGTTACCCGTGGGCAGCGTGATGCTGTTATTACCCGCCACGGCTGGGGCGGAGAGTTCGGTGTAACCCGATGTTGAGCCGTTAAGACGTACTGGCATGGTTAGTTTGCCTCCAGGGCTGCTTTGATTTCGTCGGGGGTAGACGCGCCTTCGATCACGTCTTGGATGAGGGCGTACTTAAAGCGAATTTGCTTACGGGCTTCCTCTGCTGCTGTGGTATCAGCGCCAGGGATCTGTTTGGCGATCAGGGCGTCGTAAGGCGCAAACTCGGCCTCACGTTGAGCGCGGCGCATGTCGTGACCGATGGCCTTTGCTTTATCCATGTTGATGGTGATCATTGTCCTGCCACCTCTGCGTTGGTAAAGTCAGCTTCCCAGGCACCGAAGAAGGTGTGATCGGTGGGGATGTCGGCGTAGTTCACGATCAGGTATGGCTTGCCAGCGGGCACATCTTTCTGCGCCACCTGCTCGATTGGCAGCTCGCCGGTTGGCATCACCAGTGCGATGTTGCCGTTGTCTTGGGGGTAGATGATTGCGTTTGTCATGATGGGTTAGCGGAAGACGACAAGATACATGTGACTGGAATCCTTGAAAGAAGTCGTATTGCTATTGTCATCCTGAAAGGTATTGCTAATCCTTATAGAACCCGCAACTGGCGCAGTGTTGTAAGCGTTTGTCGACCACGAATCACCATACGCGGCAGTGCCAGATAGTCCCATTGCCATTGCTGCATAATTCGCATCCACCATCGCCGCCGTGAAGTTCACCGTATAGTCCCCCGTACCATTCTTCGTCACGCTGCTGACGTTATACGAACCGCGGATCGTGCTGGGTGATGCGGTGGTGCCGTTGAAGTTGACCCAGGCTTTGCAAAGCTGCCCTTGTTCCGTGGTGCCGATTTTGGCATAAGTGACGGCGTTGGCAGCAATATCGGCTGTGGTAATGCAGTCGTCAGGCAGCCCGCCAGCGTTGAGGCCGCCGATTGTTCCAGAACCGTTGATCGTGATTGGCATAGCTAGACGATACTCCAGGAGCTGCCAGATGGAATAGTGACCGTGATGCCTGAGGCCACTGTAATTGGTCCTGCTGTGACGGCGTTTTTGTTGGTAGTAATAGTGTAGTTTGTGCTGACAGTTTGGTCGTTCTCAAAGAAAATTTGGTCTGATCCACCACCTTTTGCACCACCGCCAATGCCAGACCAAGCAGTGCCGTAACCTTCAAACTGACCAATGGTGCTGTTGTAGCGGATCATGCCCGAACTAGGTGATCCAGGGCGTTGTCCAGTAGTGCCAACCGGCAGATCGAAATAGCCCGTACTGCTGCTGTCGATATTTCCTGAGTAACTCAGACCAGTCAGGGTCAGTGTTCCAGCGCTGAAGTTACCCGATGCGTCACGCGCAACGATGGTGCTTATGGTGTTGGCGTCGGTTGCATTGCTCGTGACCGTTGGGTTACCTGAGACACCATCAGCATTACTTACTGATAGGCCAGTACCTGATACCCCAATCGAACGGGCCGTAAACGTGTTTGCTGCTGTGCGAGCAACCAAGCCATTGGTTGCAAAAGTGCCGAACGATGCGACCTGCGCGTTGCTCAGTAATTGGAATGTAACTGGCGTTGTGCCAAGCGTGCCACCAATGGCAGTGGTGCTAACCCAAGACGTATTGTCATTTACTGTTCCTTGCTCAATAACAGTTACAGCAGCAACAAGGTCATTCCATATATCAGCATCCGTGCTACGGGTCAATACCCATGCAGTTGCACCAGAGCCAACGGTTGTAACGGTGTAAAAGCCATTTTGCGCAGGTGTGGCCTGATCCTTGACCAGAACTCGATCACCACTGCTCAGTGAAACACTATCAATACTGATTGCTGCCAACGTGCCACTGTTGGTCAGTGTTGTAGTTGTGGCAGTAACGGTTAACGCACCTGTTGTCGCAACACGACAGCCATCCTTAAATGCTCTGCTTTCAACCCAGTGTTTGTTGGCGGCGTGATTTTCAGTTGTTGGATCGCCAGATAGTGTCAGCGCACCAGTCATGGTGCTGCCTGCTAGCAGTACAGCATCATTGGCAATCTCGGCATTTACATACGCCGTTGTTGCAATCTGCGTGGTATTAGTGCCTGCCGAAGCTGTTGGTGCAGCAGGCGTACCAGTCAGCGTTGGGCTAGCCAGCGTTGCATACGCCTGTGCTTTGACAAAAGCTGTCGTGGCAACGTTTGTATTGTTATCAGCTGTTGCAGGCGTGGTGGCCGTGGCGGTGGTCAAGGTGGTTTGACCCGTCACACCAAGCGTGGTGCCAATGGTGGCTCCACCAGTGGTGCTGAGAGCTGTTAGCGCATAAGTCGATGCAAGTTCGCCCCAGGCACTGCCAGTCCACTTCTTCCACCTGTTTGCAGAACTATCCCAGCGAATGGTACCAATAGGTTGGTTACTGGTCGTGGTGCCATCAAAACCAAGCGCCAGGTCCGTATCCCGAGTCTGCAATTGACTCAGGAAATCGGTATAGGTGCTACTCAGCGTGGGCAGTGACCAGTTAGCCATCAGACTCCTCGTGCGCTCCAGCTAAAGCCGCCGCTGACTCGGGTGCCAGAGGTGTTGTACAAGAGCACTTTAAACGATGTGGGGTTTGGGGCATCCACAAAATCATATACGGCAATCACAGCTGTGGTAGCCGATGGAGTAACAGAAATCGAATCCACATCCACAAAAGCCACGTTGAAGTTCACCGTGGTTCCACCGCTGTCCGCTGAGTTGGCGGTACCAGTCCCCGAGTCGTTGCGGAGCTTGGAATCCAATCGGACGTTCAGTGCGGTCAATTCCAGTAAATCGTTGCCACCAACGGATGCAAAGTCATACCTCACGCGGAAGTAGCGGAATGAAGTTACAAATACTTCACTTAGACCAGTATATGTAGTCCATTTAGTCCAGCTGACATTGCCACTGGTTGTTGTACTGGTAGCTGAGGTAACCGTAAATGTATTGGTAGCGGCAGTAACCACTGCATAAGTGCCAGTAGTTGCAGTACCAGTAGTGAAATTGAGATATACATAATCACCAGGCAACAAACCATGTGTTGCTGATGTAACTGTAATGGTGGTAGTAGTTTGGGAATAGGTGCCTGCTGTGGCACTTGTCCCACGCACACGAATGGTTGGCGTAATTGTTGTGCTGCCAGCAATAACGTTGTTGGTCAGTATTGAACTGATTTTTGTGCCCGCAAGCAGGGTGCCGTAGTCAATCTCCTCCTCGTAAGACGCGGTAGTAGTTGATGGCATCAAGAAGTATGGATAACCAGCAGTAATCTGGTCCTGCGGAGTAGTCCAGCTGCGACTGGTAAAGTGCGTAGTCCACGTTTCAGTTGTATTTACATTGACCAGCTGACCAGTTTCACCTGTGATGATATTGGTTTTAGTTCCAGTCCACGTGCTGCCGTAATCAAGCTTTAGTACATAATCTGGTGGCTGATTTACAAGTGCCGTGACACTGCCTGGCGTACCGTAATTATTTGCGGAATCCAAGCCAGCCAGCCAATAGGTATAAGACCCTGCGGCAGTTTCAAATACGGTAGTGAAACCACCTTGCTTGGTACCAATCACCGTGCTAGCGGCCCAACTTGCGCCTTTGCGCAATTCATAATTTAAAATTGGCAGTGTTTGCGTAACGTCGTTCCAGCGCAACAACACGTTGTTGTCAATAACTTGCTGCGTAATTGTTGGTGCAATTGGTACGGTTACAGTAACATTCAAACTGACTGGTGTTCCTTCAGTGCCGTTGATGTCTACGGCAGCTAGCCAGAAGGTTGCAACGCCGCCCCAATCAGCCCTCAACGTGTAAGCCGTTGAGTAAATTGTGGCCACTGTGGTGCCACCCGCCCAACTTGCGCCACGCTTCAACAGGTAATAATCGGTATCGAGTGTGCCCTTAATTGCGCTCCAGGCAAAGACTGTGTTTTGACCGGCAAAGGATGCGCTAAGCGTTGGCGCACCAGCAGCATTGACTGTGATTGTGGCGGAGGCTTGTGTTCCGTAAGTATTGTTGGCGTCTTTGGCCACTATCCAGAACGTTTGGGCACCACTCCAGGTTGCTCTCAGCGTGTAGCTGGTGCCAGTGATATTGGCAAGAACTGTTGCTGCTGCAAACGTCGCACCTTGACGAATTTCATATCCGACAGTTGGCAATGTCCCATTAACAGCTGTCCAAGACAACGTGGCTGTATTGCCACCGACAGTCGTGGTAATGGTTGGCGCTCCAGCGCCTGTAATAGTGACAACAGTGCTGGCTGGAGGATCGGTAAATTTGCCAACCATATCCACTGGTGCGACATAAAATGTACGGCTACCAATCCAAGTAATTGGGATTGTGAAACTTGTAGTCTGTGACCTTGTTAATTCTGCTGAAGTTGCGTAACTGTTGCCGTAAGTAACACGATAGTAATCAATAGCGTACGTACTAAGTGTTGGTACTGTCCATGACAACACCAAATCCGTACCACTGATTGTTTGTGTAAGCGTTGTTGTGGGTGGGCTACTGACCGTGACTGCAACGCTTGCCGGGTTAGTGCTATATACCTGCGAAGTGTCAATAGCCTTTACTAAGTAAGTATATGTACCATCGTCAAGGTAACCAATCTTGTAACTTGTAGATTTAGTTTGTGTTACATAGGTAGAAGATCCCCAAGATGTGCCACGGCGGATTTCATACGTGTCTAAGTCAAGATCAGTTACATTTGACCAATTCAGAGTTACGCCAAGTGTTGCGTTAACATTAAATGTCAGACTGGTAACATCAGCTGGAGGTGCTGTCTTACCAAGGGCGGTAATGCTGCCACTCAAGAAACTGGTGGACGGCTCGCTAGTTGGACTCAGGCTATAAATTTTAAAATCAAATACGCCTGGCGTAATATTAAGTATTTCGTAATCCGGACTCCGCACTGTATCAACCGTCCAATTACCATTGTTTTTTCTCCACCTAATTTCGTAAACATTGACTCCGACAATTCCTGTCCATGTAACAATAATTTTTGCGCGTACATCGGTTTGATAAGTATAAAGCGCCTCGGTAAATGCAATATTTGTTGGGGCTACTGGAAGGACGTTGAGATTTGTTGTGTCGCGGAATTGCAGTTCTGCGCCATCTTCAATGTATGCGTATTTGCTTGAGTTGTAGGCAATAGCTGTAACGGCATAGACGCCACCATCTTGTTCTTGAACACCAAGTACGCGCCAGGTGCTGGTTTGTAAGTCATTTGTTTCGTACACCCAAATGCTGTTGGCATTTGGCGCTGATCCAAACGCAGTGCTAACTGTGATGGCATTGCCACTGATGCTTGCAACGTTACGAGTTTGAACTGTGCCATCACTGAGAATCACTGACAGTTTTGGTGCGCCTGCCATCGTCAGACCTGTCACATCGTCAAGAATGACAACAGTGGTCGTACTTGATCTGATGCGGCCACCGCGTCTTGATCCACCTCGCATCGGATCGGCCACTGCAATTATCTGGCCTGGACGTACAACAACACCCGCATCTATCGAAGCAGTAAAACTAATAACTTCATTTTCATAAATATTTGCATACAATAGCCACTTGCCCAAACGGTAAGCCTGTCCCCTTGATGTACAGGCAAATGCAGAAATTTCCTCTTTAATGACACCGTACTTGCTGATTGCATCTATATCTTCAACAGCTTCTACTGCAATATTACGACTATTTAGATCTAGATAACTAACTACAGCAACAGTCGGCCTGGTTTTTTGGCTGCTATTTTGGTAACTAAAACCACCCTCAACAACGTTCGCAAGGGTAAATAGGTAGGCAGGATCGGTTGGTTTGTCTTGGCTGATCGTTAGCGCACCAGTGCTCCAATATGCTTGCGCACGGAACACTGAAACAAGATCGTTGATTAGTTTGAACGCATCTTCCTGGGTTTGGATATTGACGTTACAGGAAAAGCGGGGTTCATAGCCGCCGAACCCATCGGTAACACCATGCTTGCCTGTTGTAGCGTTGTAGTCGTTAGTGCTACCACTGGGACGAGTATTGAGTGCACTGGCGTAAATTGAAGCAGAATAAAAGGCCCACTTATCGAGTTGAGATGCTTGGATCTGATCACCAAATCCATATCTTTTTGTAACTAATAAATCCCAAAGTATCCAGCAAGGATCAGTCGTCCAAGCAGCAGCACCAAATGTTCCATTCCATACGCCTGTGTAGATCAATGCTCCTGTTGCGCTATCAACTGTGGCATTAGATGGAATTACAACTTTGATTCCTTTGATTAGATAGCTGCGTTCTGGAATAGAACTGAATTGATTCGCATCAACTCGAATGCCTACTAATGCGCTATTGGGATAGCTGAGATTGGCGTAGGTAAGTTCGGTATAGCTAGTCCAGATAAGACTGTTGGAAATTTTAGGATCGTTGCTATCATCGGTTATGCGAGTAACTTTAATATTTACTGGGAATGCGCCAGACAGACTTACAACATAATCTCGCTGGTATTGGTCACCTGATCGGCCAGTGATGCTATCCGCAATTAAGGTTGTAAATCCACCACCGTTATACTGAACAGCAATTTCAAGTTGAACACTTGCACCTGAAATATCACCGTTATCTTCAAATCTTTGGAGTGCTGGGAGTGTTACCGTGACGCGGGCAGCATCGACGTCACTATCCGTAATTGTGCGAATAACTGGCACATCTTTAAGAACCTCAACATTTACGCCAACTTCACTTTGAATTGCGGCATTGCCGTTACCGTCAGTAATTGGAATGGGCGGCTGTGTCTGGATGCCGTTTCGAGTCCAGACAGTAATATTTTTAAAGTTATAATTTGAAGCTAGTGTTGCGGTCAACGATCCACTAACACTTGTGTTATTTTTTGCAGTACAGGTAAAACTATTGGCGGAAGCAGTGGCAACAGTGTAGGTATTGGTAATTACGCCTGCACCCGCCGAATCTTCTAAAACTAAAACAGTGCCAGCTGTGTAACCATGAGCTGTTATTGAAACAGTTAAAGTTCCGCTTGCCTGTGAGAACGTACCAGATTTGATGACAGCACTAACATTTACTAGTGGAGTATTGTCGATAAAAATAGATTTAAGGCCGTCTTTCAAACCCGAAATTTCACCTTCACTGATTAGATCAATCAGTGTTGCGTATTGAGTGGAGTCAAGATTGTCTCCTGCTGTTGTTGGAGTGCGCGTACCGCCACCGCCTCCGCCACCTTTGCCGCCACCACCGCCACCACCACCACTGCCCAGAATCAATTCGCTCATGACGTTACCTGCACGGTGTCAATACCTGCACTAATAACAACAGAGCCGACCAGCGTAAGGCCATAGACCACGCTTACGGGCACACCTTGCCTTGAGGTATTCTGGACTCCGCTAAAACTATATGATTTACGTGGATCGTTCTGCGTGTCCGTACCAGTGGAAACTTTTGGGACCGGACTTATCAGTTGTGCTACACCGCCAAGTGCCAGACTTGCACCAATGCCAGCAATTATCTGGCCTCCTATCAGAATTGCATTCCCAACGCCGGATGAAATTTGACCAGCAAGTACAGCTCCAAAAGCCAAACCTGGGATGGCAAAAGACAAAGCAATAAGTGCTACACCGGCCAAAATCTGTCCAATTGCTCCGTTACGGCCACCAGCTCCTACAATTACCGGCACAATTTTGATAACTTGCTGCCCGGCAGGATGATGCAGCTCTTCTTCTGCTAGGTCATAATCACCAACACTTACCCGGTAGTGTTGGTCGGCCATGTGGGCCTCAACTTCTGGCCAGTTGGCCACAAGGAACCGAACGGCCTCCGCTGCTGTAGCCACATCCGCTTCGAGCACACGCTTGCCGATGAATTTGGCCAGCTTGCCATAAAGCTTGATCTTACGCAGCATGACGCAATCTCCTGCCTACGCATTTTAGTAGCCATTCACCTAGTAAATCACGAGACGACAAGCGGTTCTGAAGGTGGTGCAAAACCAGTTGATCTCCTACATACACCCCGCAATGGTTCAAACCACTGGAAGTAATCGACATCAGCAGTGCGTCACCAGGTTGTAGCTCTTCATCCTCGCTCAATTCGCGAAAACCAGTTTCTTTCCAGCAGCCCTCAAACATTGGCATAGCAAGAAACTCATCTGGCGTCCGTGGTCGTGTCCAGTCGCGTAAAACAATGCCCTGTTCAGCATAGTAATCCCTGACCAATGTCCAGCAATCAGTGACTGCCCACACCCACTCGCGGCCAATCAACGGTGCTTTATAGCCCGATGGCTTGCATTCACCCCAGTCTTCGGTTTTGGGATTGACGATAAACCAAGCCAAACCCGATTTTTCACATGCAATCAAATCAGCTTGGCTAGGTAGTGGTGGGGTATTGGGGTGCGAATGCACAACGGCGATGATTTCGCCAGCATTTTCAGCAGCGGCATAATCCTCTGGATCAAGAATAAACATTTCCCGAGAACTGCCTGCAAGGTTTTTGCATGGCCAATACCGTTCGCGGCCCTTGATCACTACAAGCAGGCCAGCGGCCTCATTGGGATCCTGTTCTTTAGCGTGTTCAAGTGCTATTTCGCGCCAAGTCATTAGTACAGCGACCCCACACCTGGAAAAGACCCAAATGGCAAAGAAGCCGTTGGATTACGGAAAATGTAATTATTGTTTGTGTCGCCAAAACTATAGGTAGCAGATCCAGGAGATGCTGGCATAAAATACAGATTTATACTAATGGGTTGTCTACCAATAAGACTTCCATAGGAACTAAGTGTGATTCGAGTTCCAGCAAGACCCCCGCTAGCAACTGTTGCTATTGTTGTGTCTATACCATTGCTGCCCCATACACGCATACCGGCTGAAAGTCCAGTAATGTCAATAGATATGTAAAAACTGCTTAAATAAGTACTTTTATAAATTCCAGTTCTTGTAAAACTGTAAGGTCGTGTGCTAAGTGTTAGATTAGTTCCGGCTATTGTGCTAATAGTTGTTCCAGCTGGAATGTAGGTGCCGATTACGGTCATACCGACCAACAGTCCGGTGGAGTTGGCAACGGTCATAGCCGAAGTTGTTGCAGATGGTGTTCCAGTTTTAGTGGTTCCTGTGGTACCAGTAGCAGCTGTACTCAACGTAAGAGTTGTCGAATTAACCTTTGTGCTGACAGTAGTGCCAGGTGCAATGCCGACGCCACTGACTGGATTGCCAGCCACAATATTGGCGGTACTACTTACTGTCATGCTTGTGCTACCCGCTGTAACTACACCTACAAGAGAAAATGGTTTGAAACGAGCTTCGCAACCACTTAAACGTTTACTGCATACATCTAAAAGCGATGTTGCAACAATGTTGTCATTCGTATCGTAATAACTCGTACCGGCGTAGGAGCATTCAGCTGATCTATAGACCCATTGACAGATATTGCTGATGCACTGCCGTTTAGGAGCCCTGACGCCAATCAGGTCAAAAGCTGCTGCTAGTTCAAACTCCACCACATCGCGAGTTTCTGAAGATTTCCTATCAATTGTGTAAATTTCGGAGGGAAAGCTAGCTGTAGGATCGGGTGTTCCATAGGGATTTGTACCACCAGGAAAGTTAACAGCATCGAGGTAGCGAGCCAGTGTTCTGATACGAGTTACTTGTGCGCCTTCCAGGCCATTAGGCAAAGTAACAATAATTGCAGTGATTGTACCCATAATATTGGATACACGAATTTTTGGTCGTGGAAGTTGTCCGGTTCCAGAGTATTCAAATCCTTCTGCTTCTATGGGCATAGCTTGGTAGGTATTACCAGCCCAGACCAAATTGCCATTAGCAGTTAAAGCATTAGTTCCATTATGAAAACGATAAATGTCATTGGTTCCGTGTAGGGCAGTAAAAAGTTGCAGCTCGAATAGTTCAATAACTGCACTTGGGGCAATCTTTTGAAGTTCGGATACGGGGACAGTCATTAGGGTTCGAAGACCTGTGTGAAAGTTGCCTGAATTGTGGCGCGGTTTAAGTATGGAATTGATTTAGACCATTCATAGCAGATCCACTTGTAGGAGGTAGCTTCGTCTGGAGGTGTCCAGTCAAATGAGGCTCCATCATTTGCACGGGCATCTAAGAATGCTTCGATGGTTTCAGCATCAGTTTCTGAAATTTCCCAGGTAAGGCTCCACGATTTTGGATTCTGGTTCAGACCAAAACGAATCCTTTGTGAAAATCCATCGCCAAATTGCACCTGCCGTACCCTTGGCTGGCTGGTCTTCTGGGCGCCATAGGTTGGCGTGATGCTTGGGAAGGTTGCCATTAGAGATCCAGCGTGATGGTGCCGTTGGTTGCAAAATCACAGCTCATCGTGGCGATCTCGTCCTTGTTTGCACTGTAGGTCG